GAACGCCCTTCAATTGATCTTGGGTCTCACGCGCCTGCGTGCGGTACTTCGCTGCTTCTGCGCGCAGCTTTGAGACATATGCCTGATCAAAAGACTTAATGCCTTCTGTATCAGTGTCCATTACGTCAGCAACGGGTGCTGCTCCTGCGGCTTCAACGGGCGCAGCTTCTACTGCCCCTCCGTCAACGACTGCATCTACGGCTGCTGCCGCGCTATCGAATTCGCTCATGGTCCTGACCTCCTGGGTCTTATTACATTGGTGGTTGTTGTTGCAGCAGGTCTTGTGTCATGCCCGCCTGCGGGGACATCTCAGCCGGTGGTGATCCTGCGGGCATTGGTGTTGCCCCCGGCCCTTGAGAGTTTTGCATTGCAGCTTGAGCCATCGACCCGGCACCTTCTGCGCCCATACCGAGCCCCTGCGTTGCTTGGCTTGGTGCCATCTCTGACATCATCGCCATTTCAGCAACCTGCTTAGGATCAAGCGGCGACACCGCTTCGGTGGGAAGTGCCGCAGCCATTGGCGACACCGACGCAGCCATTGCCTGCTGTGCGCCTTGACCGGCAGCAAACTGTTCGTGCGCAGCAGTGTGTTCGCGCACCCGCTGCTGAATCTCCATCGGTAGATTCTCAAACCGCTGTGAGCGCATGAAGTTCCGGTGATGGATCATATGGTTTGCGTGATCGTCAATGGTGTCTACAGTTCTTGCAGCACCAGCGGCAAGCTGTGAGTTCTCGCGCATTGCGCGCGCCGAATCAGGATCAATGCCAGCAATAAGATCGTTTTGGTCTGGCAGATCAGCAATTCGGGCGAGTTCAATTGGCGATTGGATCAAACCGCGATCATGCAATTGGAACGCATACGCTGCTTGAGCGTTGCGATTGCGCGGCACAACTGAGTCCATTGGCACAATTGCCGTCGTATGGCCCTCAAGAAGCATCCCGTTCCAGCGAACGCACTCAGGAACGTTGTTGTTCTGCATCATTACGTTGGCTGTACGGGTGTCTTTGACGTACATCGAGTACAGATCCAGCACCATTGAGCCAATACGGCCCCACATTCCGGCCATATTCTTGCCAAACCTGCCAACAGGCGTGTCAGCATTTTCAGCGAGAACCGACATTGCGATGCCAGATTCGACGCCGCTTGGCGCAACACCGCGCGTTACGTCCGTCTGCCCGAGGATCTCGTCCATTGCTCTGCTCAGTTCATCCGGTGAACGGACCCACCACTCAGGCATCACAGGTGGAGCTTCATACTGAGGACGCTGACCGTTGATCGGGTTGAACTCCACGGCTTCACCGGACATATCAGACAGATCCGCAATGTCTTCAACGGAACCTTCCGGCACCCACAGCCGCGCATTGCCTGCCAGCTTTTGGTGCTCGATGATCGAAGACCAAGCTGCGTTGATAGCTGTCTGGATTGGAACAGCATCTGAGCACGGCGTATGACCGAACCACTTCTTAGAGATCGGCTGCACGCGGCACACTGCAAGGTTGAGCCGGTCAGTAAACGGGAAGTACCACGGCGACTCTTCGATAATCTCTTCGCCAACGACGGTGACGATCTTTCCTTCGCTCAACGACGAGGGGCGCTCGTAGTAAGTGAAGACCATCGTGAGCTTTGTGTGCGTTCCGGCGTCGGGCTGATGAACGCGCCAGACAGTATCGACCGCACGCCCGTCAGCTTTTGGCTCTTTAGCGAGATTCCAAGACTCTTGGACCTCCGTGGGAGGCAAAGCGCGGCCGTGAATCCACCACATCGCGTGTTCTGCGTTGCGTGTTCCTGGCTCTACAGCAATTTCATGGATCGGAACAGCAGTCAGTGCCACGTCGCCAGTGTGAATAGCGCGTCCAGATTCGTCCATAGCAACCGGGGTGCCCTGAGAATCGTCCCATTCCACCATGATTCCGGCTGCCCCGGCCTGCCATACGTCCAAAGCGTTGTCGTACCGGATGTCTTCCCAGTGCTGACGCCTTGCGGTATCAAGCAAAGCCTGCTCGGATACGCGTGCTGCTTGCATCGCCATGTCATCTGGCGAGTTCGGCGGCACCTCAAACTGCAAATCGCGTGACGTGAGCTTGGCAAGAAGCCGGTGAGTGTCGGGGCCAATCTTGTTGACGGTCGCGCGCACCCGATCTGGATTGCGTGGCATCTCTTCCAGACGCCCAACACCCTTGTTCCAACGAAGCCAATGCTTGTTATTGATGAACTGCTCGTTAATGGCAGCTTGCTCGCGCACAGACTGCGTAGCACGAAGAGCGCGATCCCAACGTCGCCGCACTTCTTTGGGCGTAATCTGTTTCTTGTCTTCACGGTCGGCTTCACCGACCATTGGACTCACAGGTGTTGCCGCCCCTAAAGCTGCCATTTCACTCATCTTTTACCTCACAAGCCAACTTGTTCGTGTACTACTCTTGGTTCTGTTGGTCCGGCCCCACTGTTGTCGATCTTTGATTGAGCGATCGAAAACTCTGCTGCGTTGCGGCTCATAATTTGAAGCATAAGACGCTGACGTTCCTCGCGGGCTGATTCTGATTCCTTTTGCTGTGCCTTAATAGCCGAAACGGTAATAACCGTCAATGCCAAAGCTACTGCAACAGCAATAATGATGACGCCTACTTGCTCAGACATTGCTCAAAGTCTCCCGCAGTGAAGTGTACGCCTCAGCGATCCCTCGCAATTCCTCAAGCTCTTCGTGCATTGCAAGCTCTTCATTGGGCTTGCGGACTCCGTATCCGAGCTTCTTCGCCATACGAATCACATTCGATTCTTTAATGACGATCTTCCCGAACGCCGGAAGATTCTCAACATCAATGGCAATATCAATAACCCGTTCACCTTCTTTGAGCTTTGAGCTCCCAAAGATGTCGGCGTTCTTGACGCTCCCAACGGGGATAATGTTTGCAATTCGCACAAGTGTCCTCTCTGACCGCTACTTCCAATTACCAAGAATCGGATGATTGACGCGGTTGGTTTTGTTCTTCTGGATCTGATCCCACACTTTGTCGGCGTGAGTTTTCTCACGGTGAACTTTACTGCGTTTACCATGAACTGTTCGTTTGTAGATTTCCGCTGCTGCATACGCAAACACGTCAACCATGTCGTCGTGTGCGCCTTCGGGGAACGTTGTGCATTCCTCAATGAAGTCAGCCGTGTCAGCAATCTCGGGAACCCAAACGCGATGCTGTTCTGTCATAGCCACCGCTGTTTCAGCGCGCGCTACTTTATTGCGATCCGGCTTGAGCCATCTCACAACTACACCTGTCCGCTGGGCCTCTGCAAACAGAGACAGCGAAGCTGAGATCTTCTCAATACCCACCCAACGAGGCTTCCACGTCTTCCATGCTTCCATCAAAAGCGGCGCATGTTCGGCGTGTGTCGTGCGCTTGCGGTACATATGCAGCAAGATCAAGTCAGACGGCTCATTGGGCGACACTGCCCAAATGCCCAATGCCGTGAAGTCACTGCGTTTGTTATTGGTGTACGCCGTGTCCATCGTGCCAAACACAGTGCAAGCAGAGCGGGCGACCATCCGTTCGCCAAGCTGGAAGTATTCTTCGCCGTCAATGGTCTTGCGCTGGTAATCCAAGAAGTTGTCGCGCTTGAACATGCCGCCACCCTGCGGAACAGGGCGCTGCTGATACAGAGAAGGCCAAGCAATGGGGGAGTCCTTCTTGATTCCCTCCAACGCTTTCTCGTCAAACAGTTCAGGGCAGAGAGCCTCGCCAGGCCGACGACCCAAAATGTCTTCGTCCTCAGCAACAGCAGGCATACGCAACCGCTTGATCCGCATACCGATCTCGTCTTCACGCGACAGCAACCAGCCCATCAGATCATCGACATGCCAGCGAGACATGATCAACAAATATTTGGTGCCGGTGCCGCCACCTTCACGACGAGTAATCCATGTCGTGTCCCACCACTCCTTCAAATGCCTGCGCATAGTTGGGGAGCGAGCGTCGTCTGCGTTCTTGATCGGGTCATCAAGAATAAGCAGGTGACCACCTTTACCCGTGATGGGACCGCCAGCGCCTGCGGTATTCATGCCGCCGCCAGACACAAGCTCCCATCGCGCGGCTGCGCGTGAGTCATCTCGCAGCACCATGTCGTACTGCGGGCCAATTTCTTTAATGATGCCGCGCACATCGCGGCCCCACTTCTCAGCGAACGTTGACTCATAAGAACCAAGCAGCACGGACTTCGGCTCCTGGCGAATCCTTTGACGAGTCAGATACCAAGCCGGTGTCCACTTGGAACACAACTGAGATTTGCCGTGACGCACGGGCTGGTCAATCAACAGCAAGTCGCAATCGTCGTCATCGACCATTCCAACAATTGCCTCAGACGTGTGCTCAAGATGTCGATACGCAGTCCACAAACCGTTGCTGTGCTTCTCTGCAAACCGGGCCGGGGACGACAGCGCAATCTCGCGCTCGATCATGTCGTGCAGCCACACTTGCTCCTTCTCCGGCCACTCCGCAATCTCCTCTTGCGGAATAGCGAGAAGCTCGTTAAGTAAGGACATCGTTCCTATCTTTACACACCCGGTTGCGATAAACTGGCTGGGGTGGCGGTACTTGTGCTTCCCGCCACCCCAGTTGCGAGAACTACGGAGGTTCCCACATGACAGATGCTAACTCTGGAATAGAACAGTTCTACTCTCGCGAAGACTTCGGGATGCACGCATGGGCAGCGTTAAGGCCGTGCAGCATTACCGGCGTGGGCCTCTGGCGATGCCTCGGATGCTTCGCTCAAGTCAGCACTTCAACACTGAGGAACAACACCTGGCATATCAGTGCTGGGCCAACTTGTCCCGAATGGGCGTTGTCGCTCACGGGGCTCTACGACCAAGAAGAAGAAGGACCACCAAATGGAACTCGCCAACATCGAATCCGAACTGGAATTGCAAGTTGCCTCCTTAGAGCAGCAAATCGAGGCATCAACCTCGCAGCGATCCTCCTTAAACGCGGCAATCAAGTCGCTTCGGAGTGAACTGATCGTTGCAAAGCGTTTGCTCAAAGCCGCCCACGGACGCAAGCGCCGCAGCTAATGGGCCGCGTTTACGCCATTGACCTCGGCGTCACCGGAGCAATAGCAACTTTCGACAGCGGACACCTACTGGCAGTCGATGATCTTGTCATCACTGGTGGCGCACTGAACGCCGATTGGCTCACCGACTACATAGCTGGCGTGCAACGAGACACGATTGTCTGTGAATCCGTACACGCCATGCCTACGGGCACTAAAGCAAACTTCTCAATGGGCCTACAGCTCGGAGTAGTCATTGGGGTCGCCGGAGCCCTCGACACCCCACTGAGCCGGATACTGCCGCGAGAGTGGAAGAAGCGTGTCGGCATCACCAAGACTGGCCGAGACTCAAAAGACCAAGCTCGTCAGATCGTTGCACAGCAGTACCCCGGCTTCGCCCCGCACGTCGCACGCGTCAAAGACCACAACCGCGCAGAAGCAATCCTGATCGGCAAGGGCTTCTTGCAGAATGGCTAAGTCCCGCAAGGGATACCCGTTGGCAAAGATCAAAGGCCCAACGCGCATACGGAACCTCAGCGACCGGCGCAAGACCCGCAAGCCCGCAGTCATCATTGACGACGGTGGCTTTTACCCCGATACGGAAGTGAAGCGCTCATCCTATTACTCAGAGCACTAGGCAATTACGCAGGGGTTATGTAGTTACCCATCGGTAACTTTGAGGATCACGTTGTTTTCGATGCAAAACCCCGCGAAAGTAACAAACACCTAGTCTCACATTCCCAACTTGCGCAGGAGCACATGATGACAAGACCCGGCGATTACCGACCTGACAATCCACTACCACGGACACCAGACAATCATCGCCGCGGATCAACAAAACTTATTCCTCGCAACATGGGCAGACGCTACAAAGAAGGTCAACGGAACTTCGGAGACAAGAAAGCTCAAAGGGAACAAGAAGCACAGTAACGCGAAAAAGCGTTTTTACTGTTTTATACCTCTCCGTCGATTTCATTCGACT